GTTTGTGCAAGAAAAACACCCCAAACATTTGCCTGCCTTTGTGGAGGTATTGGAGCCGTTTGGGGCGGAAGTGGAGAAGAAGTTTGGATAAGCAAAAACCTACCGTCGGAAGCCTTTTTGCAGGTATTGGCGGGTTTGATTTGGGATTTGAACAGGCTGGTTTTGACACTGCTTGGCAAGTAGAGATTAATCCTGTACCCCGTGCAGTTTTGACCGACCGCTTCCCACACGCAAAACAGTTTGAGGATGTCAGAACGGTATTGTCAGAATTATGGCCGGTAGATGTGATTATTGGCGGATTCCCATGTCAGGATGTATCAATAGCCGGTAAGCGTAAAGGTCTTGCCGGGGAAAGAACAGGTTTATTTTATGACGCAATGCGTATTGTCGACCAGCTTAAACCCCGCTGGATTGTCCTTGAAAACGTTACGGGTTTGCTCAATAGCAACAATGGCGAAGACTTTCAAACAGTCATCAAGTCCCTTGCCGAATGCGGGTATGTGGGATACTGGCGCGTGCTTAATGCAGCATATTTCGGAGTCCCCACGGCACGCCGTCGGGTTTTCTTGGTCGCTGGCTTGGGAGAGTACCCCCCCTATGAGTTTATGGCTGACGCCGGCTCAATTGGAGTCTTACCTCGCGCGGTTGAGACGTATGGGCTACAAAAGCCACATGGTACTTTGCTTAGAGGGATTTCCAAGGGAGCCATTGACCGCTCAGGCACAAATATTCTCGTTACGCCCAACGGACGGGGTGCGATGGTTGAGCGGCAAAGAGCGTCTAACGATGATGGGCTTTGCCTCGGAATGGATGAGGCCAACATTGCGGAGGCTCAAGCTGCGGGAAACGCCGTCTGTCCGCCGGTCTCACGCTGGATTGCCGAAAAATTGATTAAGACTTTTTAAATGCATGAAAACAAAAGAATTCCTCAAATCCCTTGCCGAACTGGCTGCCAGCCTGCGCCAAGTCATCGAAGCGGAAGTGGACGGCTTTGATGCGTCGCCCAAGGCTATTGCTGCACGCCGTACCAAGGTATTTGACCCGGTAGGCGGTTACGAATATTTCGTAAATACCTACTTCCCCCATTATATCCGCTCGCCTGAGAAATCCGAACTGCATGCGTTTTTATTCAGCCGTCTGCCGGATATTATCCGCTCCCTCAAAGGGGAAAATGAGGCAGTGGGTGCGCCGCGTGGCGAGGGTAAGTCGACGCAGGTTACTCAGTTGTTTACGCTGTGGTGTATTGTGACAGGCCAAAAACATTATGCGGTCATCGTAATGGACAGTATCGACCAAGCGTATCCGATGCTGGAGGCCATTAAGGCAGAACTTGAGTTTAATCCACGCTTGAAAACCGACTTTCCGGAAGTATGCGGGCAAGGCCGTGTATGGCAGGCCGGTACGATTGTGACGGCCAATGACGTTAAAGTCCAAGTGGCCGGTAGCGGTAAAAAGCTGCGCGGTTTGCGTCACGGCCCTTACCGTCCTGACTTAACTGTTTTGGACGATATTGAGAATGACGAACAAGTCCGCAACCCCGAACAGCGCGACAAGCTCAATGCGTGGCTGACTAAGACTGTATTGCCTTTGGGCGGGGTTGGTCAGAAATACGATGTGATATATATCGGCACAATTTTGCATTACGACAGCGTACTTAACCGCACTTTGAATAACCCGTTTTGGCACGGTATTAAGTTTAAGGCGATGAAACGCTGGCCTGACCGCATGGATTTGTGGGACCGCTGGGAGGAACTTTTCCGAAACGACGGCGAGACGGTGGCCGAGGCGTTTTACCTCGCCAATAAAGACGAGATGGAGCGTGGCGCGCAAACAAGCTGGGCGGCTCGCGGCGTGTTGGCGCTGATGAAAATCCGCGCCCGCGACGGTCATGCGACATTTGACAGCGAGTATCAAAACGACCCGGTCAGTGGCGAAGATGCGCCGTTTGCCGAAAACATCAAATACTGGTCGGAGTTGCCGGACGATTTGGTGTACTACGGCGCACTCGACCCGTCATTGGGTAAAGCGGGCGCGGGGCGCGACCCGTCGGCGATTTTGGTCGGCGGTTATCAGAAATCAACAGGCCGTCTGTTCGTAACCGTTGCCCAAGTAAAAAAACGCCTGCCCGATTTGATTATTGAGGACGTGATCCGCATCCAAAAAGAGGCGCGGGTCAAGCCTGTTTTGTGGGTGGTGGAGACGGTGCAATTCCAAGAGTTTCTCAAGGATGAGCTGATTAAGCGCGGGGCGCGGTCGGGTGTGCATATCCCCGTGCGCGGTATCAAGCCGTCATCGGACAAGATGTTGCGGATTGAGACTTTGCAGCCACACATGGCAAACGGGTTGATTTTGCTCAAACCCGACCAAAAGACCTTAATCAGCCAGTTGCGCCACTTCCCAAAAGCCGACCACGACGATGGACCCGATGCGCTTCATATGCTGTGGATGGCGGCAACAACGGGCAATGTGTCAAACAGAGCACGTGCGATTGATTTACCTGCGCCGATGTTGGAAATGTGATTTTAAGGTCGTCTGAAACCGTTTTCAGACGGCCTTTCGGAGTAAGAAATATGTTCGGATTGATTAAAAGCGCAACGCGGAAAACCGCCATCAAGACATTGACGAGCGCGACCGAAGATGCGCTGGAAAGCCTGTTTTCCAATATGGAGGGCACGGACGCGCTGCTTTCGCGTCTCGGCGTGGACAGACAGCAGGCGTTGGATGCGGTGTCGGGCGACGATGAGGTGGCTGCCTGTTTGGAGGATTTGCATTCCGCCATGCAGAACAAGGCGTGGCGCATTTATGGCGAGGACTTGAGCGACGAAGACAAAGACCGTCTATGGAAAACGCTTAAACGCCACCTGCCCGCGCTTGCCGAAATCGTCCTGACGGCGCGTCTGGGCGGCTATGGTGTCGGTCGGTACGTTTATCAGCCCGAACCCGACGGCTTTTTGACGATTAAGCATATCAGCAACAAAAGCGGCGAATTGGCGAAATACGTTCCCTACCGCGACGGTTCGCTGGTGTATCGCGGCAGCGGCGGTGAGGAAGCCTGCAATACGGACGTGCTGTATCTCTTTATTACCCACCGCGCCACTTCAACCAATCCTGCGGGCGAAATGGCGGCGGCGCGGCTGTATGCGCCGGTTGCGTTGCGTAAAAAAGGCTTTATTTATGCGGCACAATTCATCACGCGCTACGCCCAGCCGTATTTGATTGCCAAAATCCAAGCCAACAGCAACGACGACCACGACAGTTTCATGAGCCGTTTTTACCGTTTTGTGAGCGGCGGCGCATTGAGCATCGAACGCGAAGACGATGTGATGATGCTGCAAAACAGCGCGGACGGTCAGGCATTCCGCCGATTGGAAAACCTCGCCAATGTGCGCATCCAAAAAACGCTGTTGGGCAAGGTCAAAACCAGCGACCTTGAGACCGCCAGCCGCGCCAGTCAGGAAACCGAAGAAAACAACCGCGACGAGCGTATCGGCGCGTATCTCGCTCTGCTCTCCCGCGCTGCACAGCACTTTATCGACGCGCTTGTGATGGTCAACAACGCCTACGGCAAGCCGATTAATGCGCCCAAAGGCGTATGGTTTGAGTTTGAAGACGAAATCAAGGTTGATAAAACCCGAGCCGAACGCGACAAGATGTATATGGATACGGGGCAGCTCGTGTTGACCGAAACCTACTATCGCGACATCTTGGGCTTTGAGCCGGAACATTTCGAGCTGCGCGACCCGAAAGCGTCGTCTGAAAACCCTGCGCCCGCCAAATTCAGCCTGCGCCTGTCTGACGGCCTTGCCCATAATGCGCCCGATACGGCGGAGCAGGCAATCGCCCGACCGAAAATGGAGGCGGTGTTGGGTTTACTGGAAAGCTGCAAAGACTACGCCGAATTTGAGGCGAAGCTGTCCGAACTTGATTTGAGCAAGGGCGACAATCTCTTGATCCAGCGTTTGGTTTCAGACGGCCTTTCGGCTTGGGTTGACGGAGCAGGCGATGGACGGGATTGAATACAACTTCGCGGGGCTGGTCGATAAATCCGCTTTCGAGCATTTCAAGGCTAAGAAAATCCTGCCCGGGTTTTCGCATTACGACGTATGGCTGTATCAGCACAGCCTCGCGTTTACCGTCGCCAAGATGATGGACGCGGATATGCTCGCCGAAGTCAAAGATGCCATCGAATCCGCGCAGCAAAACGGCACGGCATTCGCCGATTTTAAAAAGCGTTTAAAACCGTATTTGATGGCGAAAGGCTGGTGGGGCGAGCAAGTAATGACCGACCCGCTGGACGGCGAACCGAAATTGGTACAGCTTGGCAGTACACGTCGTCTGAAAACCATCTTTAATACCAATATGCAAACCGCCTTTGCGGCGGGGCAGTGGCAACGGATACAGGCAAACAAAAAAGCCCTGCCGTATTTGCGCTACAACCATTCCGCCGCCGGGCATCCGCGCGACAGCCATAAACGCTACTACGGGCTGATTTTGCCCGTCGAACACGACATCTGGAAAGTCATCTTCCCGCCCAACGGCTATGGCTGCAAATGCTCGGTTTCCGCGCTGACCCGTCGGCAGGCGGAACGCGAGGGCATCAGCGGCGAGCCTGATGTGGATATGGTCGAGTTTACCAATCCGCGCACAGGTCAAACGGTATTGATTCCCGACGACATCACGCCGAGCTTTGCACACAATCACGGCGACCGATTGGGCGCAATGGACGCGCTGTTTGGCGAGCGAAACGGCGAAGAGGCACTGGCCGCCATGATTGCCGAGCGCGAAGCGTGGCTGGACAAGCGGTACAGCGTGCCGTCTGATAAAGTAGCGGTGTTGGCTTTGTCGGATAAGGTGTCGGAGAAGGAAGTAAAACGGTTGGCGGCAAAAGCATCAGGCGGCAACAATATTTCTGTTTATGAAGCCGAAGCCGCGGCAGCTTGGCAGCAGGCAACCGGAGACAGGCTGGAGGTGTTTGATTTGGGTGAAACGGATGGCAGGAAACCTGCAGATTATTTGATTTCCGATCCGAATCTGCCGAAAGAAAAGTGGCTGCGTTTGGATTTCATGTATGTTACAGAGCCGTTTAAGCTTGAAAAGATGAATCATTATTTTCAGAAAACGGACGAAATCTGGAGCGGACAGATGAAAACCATCCAAGAGCATTTGCAGAAAGCTGATATTGTACCGCTTGATTTTTCGGCGTTAAATCTGACGAATCGACATCGGGTGCTTCAGTATGTGCTATCATTACCCGAAGTACAAAGGAATAAAATCAGAATTTTAGTGAAGGAATCAAAATGAGTACGCCTAGCGGAATGACAATCCGTGCAATCAAACAGGATGATGATGTATACCATTGGGCCGAAGTGGAGATGAACAAAGGAGCGTGTGCGGATTTGTTCGCTTATATGACCCCTGCCATGTATGAAATTGCGCCGGAATATGCGGAAGAATTTGAATACAGTAATTGGGAAGTTTTTTCTATCCATGCCGCGCCGGAAAAATATTATCGTGCTATTTATAATCTCATTATGCAGGGTGCCGACCGGCTGGAATCCGTGAAGCCGTTTAAAGCGGCTTTAAAAACCGCCCTGGAAGCCGATCCGAGATTTAAACCTGTATAACCCGAAGGCCGTCTGAAACCGATTCAGACGGCCTTTTTCATAAACGCTCAAATTCCACGTTTAAGCGCGTTTTATCGGTCAGGATAGGCAAAGATATGTCCGAGAGTTTAAATGCAATCTGACGCAGCCCTAAAAGCCCCCTGAAAACGTTTTTTTAAACCGCTGCCGTCTGCGTTTTTGGATATGCCCCAAATTTGCGATTTTAGGCGGGTCGGATGCCGAAGATAGACAAACCCCCGTCAGAATCTCGAAAATCAATCTAACGCGATTCTAAAGCGGTTTTAAAGTGGGTATTTTCATATTTTACGCATGAGGATTTTCAAAGGTCGTCTGAAACCTGATATTCGGGTTTTGGGCGGCTTTTGCATTTGGATTGGGAAGTGAAATCCTGCCGTCCGTCTTTTTGAACTTGGCAAGGCAAAATGGAGCAATGGATACGAACAACACCCCCCTCAAAATCAAATTGTCCGCCGCGCTGCCGGTTGCCCTGGCGACCGGTGCCGACAAGGTGCGTACTTTTAAAGGCGTTGCCAATTCGGGCAAGCCGTTCGGCTACGGCGGTTATCAGACAGTCGTCGATTTGGCCCAGCTGTCGCACAAAGCGTCCGTCCCCGTCTTGTTGGAACATTCCCCCGTCAAGATGGCGGGCGTGTGCAGCCTGTCTGTAACGGCGGATGGCCTGATTGCGGAAGGCAGTCTGTTGTCCAACGAGTTTGGCACGCAGATTGCCGAAGCCGCCGACCAAGGTTTTCCGTGGGAAATGTCGGTTTACGCGCAGGCGGAATCCTACGAGGAGCTGGCGGCGGGCGCAGTATTGTCCGTCAACGGCAACGAGGTAACCGGGCCGGCCGTCATCCTGCGTCGTTGTGCGATACGCGAAGTATCGTTTACCGCCGTCGGCGTAGATGGCGAGACGGAAGCGGTGGTGTTGTCGGACGGCAGCCCCTTGCCGGATATTTTTAAACAACCTTTGGAGTTATCTATGACACCCGAAGAAAAGCAAGCGTTTGACAACCTGAAAGCGGAAGTCGATACGCTCAAGGCTGAAAAAGCCGAAGCCGAGAAAAAGCTGAAAGAAGCCGAAGCGGCTGCCAAGAAAAACCAAGTCAAGGCGAAATTGTCCGCCGCCGGCTTCAAGGAAGGCGAAGACGGCAAGTTTGAAGGCTTGTCCGACGCAACCATGACCGTACTTTTGTCTGCCGATATCGAAGCGGCGGAAGCCATGATTGCCGATTTGACGCCGAAAGCCGCCCCGTCTGCCGTACCGGCCGCGCTGTTGAGCGAAGGCGCAGGCAAAGGCGAATCCGAACACACCGGCGAGGCGGAGGGCAAGTTTTCCGTAGCCAGCCACAAAGGCTTATTGGGAGGCGCTTATGTCTAAAGCCAAAACCGAAATCCTCGGCCCTGTTGTCTCCGATTTTTTGAAATACGAAGCAACGCCGTTGACGCGTGTGGCTGTTGCTGCGGATGCCGGTACTAAAGCGGGTAGTTTTGTGACGTATCCGCTACGCAAGAAAAAACTTGTTGCTTTAACAGATGAGGCTGATGGGAAAGTTATTGTTCAACCTTTCAATTGCATCATCGAGTGTAAGGATATTCTTATCCAAGCTAAGGCAGCATTCGGGTCCGACGCGGATATGAAAAAAGAAGGCGACGCGTATGGGATTGTTTACGTCAACCTACCGAAATTCGGTGCATCTGACGTTTAATTATTTGAAATAAGGAAAAAATATGCCTTTATCCGATAACAGCAAGTTTGGCGTGCAGGCTTTGACCACTGCCGTCAACAAAATCGACCCGGGCGCAAGCCAAATCCGCGAGCTGGGTATTTTCGAACCCGAATACCTGACCACCACTTATGCCGACATTGAGTTCCAAGACGGCAAAGTCAGCTTGGTTGCCAGCAAAGAGCGCGGCACGGCCGGTCAGGCAGTGGATAGCCCGAAACGCAAAATTCACACCGTCAAAATCCCACACCTGCCGGTTAACGACGTTATCCGCGCGGACGATGTACAAAACCTGCGTGCTTTCGGCACGACCCAAGCCGCAACCGTCATGGACAAGGTCAACGAAAAGCTGGCCGGTGGCAAATCCGACCTCGAATACACACGCGAGCATCTGATGCTCGGCGCGTTGCAAGGCAAGATTTTGGATGCGGACGGCAGCGTGATTTTGGACATTAACACCGATTTCGGCGTTACACGCAAAACGCAAAACATCGAATTGTCGAAAGACACGACCAAAGTCGGCGCGGTATTGGACAAACTCTTGTCCGAACAACGCCAAAAATTCAACGGTGCGCAAGTGCGCGGCTGGGTTGTCTATTGCGGCATGGAGTTTTTAAGTGCGCTCAAAGAGCATAAGTCCATCTTCGAAGTGTACAAACGCTACGATGAGGCACGCGCCTACCGCGAGGGCGATACGCTCAATCCGACCGAATTTATCCACAAAGGCATCCGCTTTATCGAATACGCCAACCACTTCGGCAGCGACGCCGACATCGGTGCGGACAAAGCCATTCTGCTGCCGGTCGGCCGTAATCTCTACAAAGAGTATTTCGCGCCCGCCGATATGTCCGCGACCGTCAACACTCGCGCCCTGCCGTATTACGCCAGCCGCGAGAAATTGCAGCATGACAAAGGCTGGAGCCTGCATATGCAGTCCAATCCATTGCCGATTGCACTGCGCCCCGAGTTGTTGGCAACGCTGACCATGTCTTAAACGGATTTCAGACGGCCTTTAAGGCAACAAAAAGGCCGTCTGAAAACGGAGGACGGCATGATTACCATCCAAGACATGATTACCCGCTTCGGCGAGCAGGAAATGGCGGAACGGTCGAATCATGAGAACTACGAGACAATAGACGAAGCGGTGATGGCGGCGGCAATTGCCGATGCGGAAGAAGAAGCGGCAAGCTACCTTCGGGCGGCGAAACTGTTTTTTACCAACGACACCGCGCCGCAGGTTTTGAAAATCAAAGTCTGCGACATTGCCCGCTACTACCTCTACGACGATGCGGTAACAGGCATTGTGGAGGAGCGTTATCAGTCGGCAATCGCCTGGCTGAAGATGGTCGTCAAAAATCCGAATATGCTGGACGATAGCCGCGTATCGGATGACCGCAGACCGTCAACGTGTGCCGTTTATGTCAATGCCGAACCCGATTTGCGGGAATGGCTGAAGGAGTAAGCGATGCGGATTACGGTATCACACGACTTATCGCGTATCGCCCAAAGCCTGAACCGCCTGTCGGGCAGGTTGAACGGCAGCCTTGAAGAGCCTTTGCGCGCTATCGGCGGCATCCTCGAATTTTCGACCCGCCGCCGTATCGCCGAAACCAAAACCGCGCCCGACGGCAAACGCTGGGCGGACGTATCCCCCGCTACGGCACAAGCCAAAAACGGACGCGGCGGGATTTTGGTGGACCACGGCAACCTCTTGGCAAGCATTACGCACGAGGCATCGGCAAAAAGCGTGATTACCGGCTCGGTAATGGGCTACTCGGTTTATGTGCAGGAAGGCACGAAAACCATGCCGGCGCGTCCGTTTTTGGGCTTGTCTTCGCAAGATTATCAGGACATCGACGAATTGATGTCCGATTGGCTGGAAGGATTGATTGTCTGATATGGCTTTAAAACAGCATGAAAACTTATTGGCGGTCTATCCCGAAATCCTAGGCCGTCTGAAAACCGTCAAAGGCATTAAGGCGGTCAAGGAGATCGGCGAACTTGCCGAGCTGCTCGCCCAAGGCACGGCGAAACGCAAAGCCGCCCCGCTGGACGGCGCGGTCTATGTCGTTTACGGCGGCTCAACCTTTGCCGACGAAGCGAAAAACGGCAAATTCCTCAAATCGACGCTGCACTTTACCTTCGCCCTCGCGCGAAGCTACACCGCCAACGGCAAATCCACGCTGTACGAGGTCGGCGAGACCCTGACGGCAATCCAACAGGCGTTTTCAGGCTGGGATGCGGGCGACGAATATGCCGTTACCCCCTTCCGCCGCATCGCCTCGCCATCCATCGAATACAACGACGGCTTTGCCTTTTACCCTATTTCATTCGCCTGCGACACCGTGCAGGCGGCAAACTAAAGGAGCTGCCACATGGCAAAACAAAACGACCACGGCTTAATCTTTGAGGGCGACGTTAAGGTGCGCAACCTCAATCAAAAAGGCTCTGGCTTTATCGAAATCGGCAATACCACTGCCCTGACCACGCAAACCAGCGTGGAAACCAAAGAGCGCGTATCCAAGCAAAAAGGCACTTACGGCAGCGCACTTGACAGCCTGAAAACCGTCAAGCCCACCGAAATCGGCCTGAAACTCGACACCTTCGACAAAGACAACCTCGCGCTTGCCCTGATGGGCGAAGCCGCCGTCATCGCGGCTACGGCGCAGACCGTTACCGGCGAGACCGTGACCATCGGCAAAAAAGGCATGGCGTACAAGCTGGCAAACGGCAATATCGATCCGGCTACCGTCAAAGTCAAAAACAAGTCAAACGCCAATGTCGATGCCAAGCATTTGGACATCAATGCCACCTTGGGCATGATTACCATCCTGCCGGTCGCAGATACTGTCAACGACGGCGAAAACATCACCGTCGACTACAAAACCCGCGATTCCGGCGGCTATAAAGTCTCTGCCGCGACCTTGTCTAAATTGGACTTGGAAATCTACGTCGACGGCCGCAACCGCGTTACCGGCGAGACCGGCATCCTGCATATCCCCCATGCCGTACTGGCGGCGGACGGCAGTATCGACTGGTTCGGCGACGACTTCAACGAAGCCGAATTTAAAGGCACGGCGGTATTGGCTTCGGGCGAGACCTCGACCTATTCCTTCACGTCGTACAACAACTAAAGATTCGGTAATAAACAAAGGCCGTCTGAAACTGGCTTCTGCGTGTAGGCGCAGCGGCGGCAGGTTTCAGACGGCCTTTTTTAAACGGGTTTTAAAACAGGATTAAATCATGGCGAATATTCAGGCAGGTTTAGAGATTAAGGCAGGCGTGTCCGGCGTTGAAAATATCGACGCGCTGGCGCAGTCCATCGAGGCGGCGGGCATAGATACGGGCAAGCTGACCACCGAAGCGAAAGAGCTGGGCGCAACGCTGGCTAAAGCACAAGCGCAACAGGCGGCAATTGCAGAATATAAGGCGTTGTCGGCGGAATTGGACAATACCGCTAAAGAAATGCGTGCACTGGACGAGCTGACCGCGACGTTGGAGAAATCCATGCGCGGCGGCGGTACGCAGCAACAGCAGGCCGATTTGGCAAAACTGCGTGCCGAATCCGAACGCCTGGCAAAAAGCGAAACCGAGCTAACGGGCAAGCTGTATGCCGCCCGCGATGCGATGTCGGTGTCGGGCGTGTCCGTCAAAAATCTTGCCGCCGAAGAGGCGCGCCTGTCGTCCGAATCTGCCGCCGCAACAGCGCAGCTAGACCGCCTGACCGCCGAAGCGCAAACCCTAAAAGCCATTGCTGATGCAAAAATCCAGCTTGGCATCGATACCGACGACAAAGCACGGCAGGAAATCCAAAAGACCAAAGACGCCTACGAATTGCTTAAAAACAGCGGCACACTCTCGCATGAAGAATTAGCCCGGGCGGCGCAGTTGCAGGAAGGCAAGGTGCGCGAACTTGAAGCCAGCCTGAAAGGTGTGAAGCCGTCTATTGCCGAGGTTGCTTCGGAGATTCAGGGCTTGGTCGGCGGTGCGGGCGGCTTGGCGTTTGCCACCCGCGAGGCAATGAAGTTCGAAACCGCTATGGCGGGCGTGAAAAAAGTCGCCGAAGGCACGGACGAGCAGTACGCCCAACTTTCAGACGAGCTGAAGAAAATGGGCGCGGAATTGGGCATTTCCGCCGCCGAAATGGCGGATCTTGCCGCAGCGGGCGGACAGCTCGGCATCCCGATTGAGAAGTTGTCGGAATTTACCGCCATCGCGTCCAAGATGTCGGTTGCCTTCGGCATGACCGCTGAAGAGGCAGGCAATGCCGCCGCGACGATTGCCAACGTGTTCCAACTCCCAATCGGCGAAGTGGAAAAGCTCGGCGATGCCATCAACGTTTTGGGCAACAATACCGCCGCACGAGAAAAAGACATTGTCGCCGCAATGGCGCGTATCGGCGGTACGGCCAAGCAGTTCGGACTGGCCGCCGACGAAGCTGCCGCGCTTGCCGACGCATTTATCGCCTTGGGCAAACCGCCCGAAGTGGCGGCGACCGCCATCAATGCTATGCTGCAAAAATTGCAAACCGCGCAAAGCCAGGGCAAAGGATTTCAGGCGGCCTTGGAAGGCATCGGTACGTCTGCCGACGAGATGGCAGCCAATATCGCCGCCAATCCGCAGCAGGCTTTAACGGAATTCTTGCACAAACTCGAAGGCTTGGACAAACAAAGCCGCGCCCTAATGCTCTCGCAACTCTTCGGCACGGAATACAGCGACGACATTGCCCTCTTGGTCGGCTCGCTGGGCGAATACGAAAAGGCTTTAGGTTTGGTCGCTGACAAGGGGCAAGTCGTTGGCGCGATGCAAAAAGAGGTGGCAAACGCCATGTCCACCAGCGAGGCGCAAATCAACAAAGCCAAGCAGGAAATCATCAACGTTGCCATCGAGGTCGGCGAAAAGCTGCTGCCTTTGGTGTCTCTATTGGCGAGTACGGCCGGCAGTGTGGCAAGCGCAATCGGAGCGATTACCGAAGAGTTTCCAGGTTTGACGCAACTTGCCACGCTGTTTGCAGCAGGCGCAGTTGCAGTCAAGGCTTATGAGGCGGCTGTCCGCCTGACTGGTGGTGCGGTATCAGCATCATTTGCGACCCAGCGTGTCGGAATTGAAGCAACCAAAGCATCCATCCTGTCGACCACTGTCGCTGCACGAGAGCTGGGCATCGCACTCAAATCCGCTGCTGCCGGTAACGGTTTCGGCAATGGTGCGGCGGCTGCAGGAGCGTTGGCTCAAAATCTCAAGACGGCGGCATCCAATGCCGGATTACTGTTTGCGGCTTTTGAGGTCGGCCGTGGTGTGGGCGGCTGGCTGCGCGAAAACACGGATTTAGCAAAAATTTTCGGCGATAACCTCGCCCGTATTCCTGCTATTTTGGATAGCCTGTTTACCACCGGCGGTCTCGACAAGTATCACGAGTTTTTTAAAACCGAAGCCCAAATTAAGCGTGAGTTGGAGATAGCGGATAAAAAAGCCCAGGAAGCTGCCGAAAAAGCCGCCGCCGCCAAGAAAAAAGCTGCCGAAGAAGAGGCAGCCGCCGTCAAAGCCCTGCAAGCCGAATATCGTGCGTCTGCAACAGAGTTGTCAGCGTTGGAACACAGTATGGCCGCCTTGCGTGCCGACGGTCGTGAAACCAGCGACTTTTACAGCGAATTGGCAATCAAGCTGGAAAACGTGCGTACCAAAACCGCCGAACTGAAAGCCGAACTTGACAAAAAAAACGTCAAAATCAGCGCAGATACAGGCGAGCTTGCCGCAGCACAAAAAGCCCTTGAGGCTTTGGGTTTGACGGCGGAAGAAGTAACCACCGGCATGAGCAAAAAGGCGGCGGAAGGTATTGCCAATTTTTCGCGTGTTGCCTCTCAGTTTGGTAATGATGCCGAGCAGATGGGCCGAGTGTTTCAAGCCGCGCTCAAGCAGATGGACAGCAAAGAATCAACCGATGCTCTTTTGGCCGAATTGGAAAAGGTAGGCAAGCAATCCGGGCTGACGGCCGAAGAAATTAAGAAAATCGGAGATACGGCAAGGGAGTCGACTGACAAGGTTGCCGACGCCTTCGCCAAACTCGGCGTGGACAGCAAGGCCGTGATGACGGGAATCAGCAGTGATGCGCGGCAGGCATTTGCTGATTTTCAGACGGCCTCGACAGAAGCGGCGGCGGCCGGCCAAAAAGATGCCAAGCTGATACAGGCAGCCTTTGAGGCTATGATGGGCAAACTTAAAAGCAAAGAGGAATTTGCCGAGTTTCAACACCAGCTCAAAGCCAGCGGCGACGCGGCACTGTTGACGCAGGAGCAGCTTGCCCGGTTGGGCGACGCGGCGTCGGGCGGTGCGGAAAAAGCCAAAGCCGCTTATCAAGGGCTGAACGATACTGCCGCTAAAACAGGCGAAGCCGCGAAAGCCGCGCATGACAAAGGCTCGCAAGCGGCGGAAAACCATGCCCAATCGGTCAGAAAAGTGGCGACAGCCAACAAAGAAGCGGCAGCGGAGGCAGACAATGCAGCCAAAGCGGCGGCAAATGCATCTAAATCGTTTAGCGACTACGGCTACCGCCTGACGCAAACGGCAGGATTTTACAAGCTAAATAATGAGCAGCTGGATTTGATGAATCGGAAGTTCTCCGGCATTAAGCTGGGCATGGAGGCCACATTCCGAGCCGCACAAATGAAGGACTATACGCAGCAGCTGTATGGCGCAAACGCCGCCATGCAACGGCTGAACGAAGCGGCGGCCAAGGGTGCACTTACTCAAGATGTCCTGAATGATGCGGCCAGTGCAGCTTCTCGCGCTGCCGACAAGTTGGGTAACACTGAGCTGACCAAATTTCGCAATGCGATATCCGATGCCCAACGCCGGCTGAATGCCCTGCGCCAAGAAGCGCATGATGCAACCCGCGCGCTTGAGGCCGAGCTTGCCGAGCTTAATGGCAATACGGAGGCGGTTTATTCTTTACAGCAAGAAAGAAAAATCCGCGAGCTGAAGCAAAAACTCGATAACGCCAACCGCCTCAAACAAACCGACGTTGCACGCGAATATCAGCGTCAAATTGAGTTGACGCAGCAAATCTACGACCGCCAACGCAACAAACGCGCCGAATCTGCCGCGCAAGAGCGAGTCCGCAACCAAGGTTCGCAGGGCAGCAGCAATGCCGCCCAACGGTTGCAACAAATCGGCAATACGCAGGTTAATATCGACCCGGAAAAGCTTAACCAAATTTTGGCGCAACGCGACCAGGCGGTTGCCGAAAAAGCTGTTAACGGTTTTATGGACAGTTTGCACGCATCCCTGAAACGCGCAACATAGTTTCAGAGGGGTTGTACCCATCTGAATGCAACCATGCCAAGCCCCGATATTCGGGGCTTTTGTTTTAATAGGGTTTTGAGAAAAATACGCAAAGGCCGTCTGAAATGGCAAATCAAGAATGGACACTGAAGCGAAAAGACAACGGCGTGGCTGTACATCTGCCGCAGGATATGCGCTGGGACGATGAATTTGAATGGAGCAAGGTAGCTCAGGCCGCTCCGCAGCGCACCTTGTCGGGCGGATTGGTCATCCAACAAGGCATTAAGGCTAACGGTCGTCCGATTACGCTGTCGGGCGATTGGGTGTGGCTTGATTTGAGTATCTTGCGTACGTTGCGCGATTGGACGGACGTCCCCGAGTTGGAAATGACGCTGACTCATTACGACGGCCGCGAATTTAATGTCATTTGGCGTACCCACAACGCGGCTTTGAACAATGTCGAGCCGGTGCATTACTCAACGCCGGAAACGGATAGCGAGCGATACACCGCCCAGCTCTGCCTGATGACGTTTTAATTTCGTCTGAAAGTAGGTTTAAACAGGATTTAAAAAGGTTTCAAAATGGAAAAAACAACGCGCCTGACGCAGCAGGATTTGCAGATTTACCCCAGCCAGCGCATGACCGATACGCCTGACGGCGGCGGTTTGATGGTCGGCCAGCCGCTGACGGGCGAGGATAACGAGATTTTTCCGCCTGTCTCGGACGTTGACCGCACGATGGGCAGCCTGGACGCGCGTCTGCTGTACCCTGCTGTTTTGCGTAACGACTCCGAGCCGCTTTACGGCGGTCATTTCGTCATTACCGAGCCACCGACCTCTGAAAACGTGTCTTTCTTGGCATTTAAGGCGCGCAACTACGGCGAGAGCCGCGCGGATATTATGCCGCGCATTGAGGCGTATTCTGTGCCGACGGTGGAGAGCCGCATGACGTTATTGGGTCGCCATTTGGCAGGTGTACGTCTCGTGCAGGCGTATCAGCGCGTAGAGGCTCCTTTGCCGAAGGTCGGCGAGCGTTATTGTCTGCAATATGAGGATAAAACTGAAAATATGACGCGCCGTATCACAGAGTATTTCCGCATTATCAACATCGAAGACGAGGTGCGCATTTTCGAGATTCCAAAATCAAACGGCGAGGTCGAAGAAGTGCCGCGCCGTGTAGTCAAAATGGAAATCAGCAATCCGTTGACCCGAGATTTTGATGGTGTCGATTATCCGGTTAAGGGGTATGCCGCGCCTAAAGTTAAAATTTTGGAAACTCAAGTGGCAGATTCCGCGGCTTATTATGGCGTAAAACCTGTATCAGACGGCCTTTCGGCAGGAGATGCCGCGCTGATGGTGTCAAGCATTTATGAAAAGCTTGTACCGACTTCGACAGTCGAGACACCTTATGCGGATGAATACCCGGTTCCCGGGGAAGCATGGGTCGCTGCTGCGCCGGAAAAACAGCTTTTTGCGGGGCATGTCGATAGTGGAACCTTAACTTTGCCTTCGGCTGTTTTACCCGGCAGTATCAAGATTGGGAACTACACAGACAATGGCTTCGGTCAACTTAAAAGCGGGGACAATATCGTCAATGCCGATTACGCTCATGGGCGTCTGAGTGGTTTGCCGACAGGTTATTACACGGTAACTGCGGTTCCGGGTGCTAAATCGTCATCAGCGCGATATGCTTTTGCGGTAGAAATTAAAGAAACCAATCACGGTACATCATTTGCCCCTCTGCTTAGACCTAATCCTGCTTTGGGTAGTTTAAAAGTGTCTTTTATGGCTTTGGGAGTTTGGTATGTTTTGACAGATACAGGCGACGGCGTATTACGGGATGAGGCCGGTAAAAGTGTAGGTACGGTGTCGTCTGCAACAGGCAGTGTATTGCTTAATCTACCGTCTCTTCCGGATGTTGGCAGCCGCTTGGTGTTCCAATGGGGAGACTCCTCTGGTTTTACGTCTTTTGATGGCGGAAAGACGGGCGGAAATAATCTGCCCAAAGCGGCAAACGGGGAGTGCACTTATTCCCTGGGACATTCAATTAAACCGGGAACGCTGGTGCTTACTTGGCAAAATAACGGTAAGAAAAGAGCGCAAGACGATGGCGCAGGAAAATTAACAGGTGATGCAACTGGCAACGTGGATTATTTGAACGGCACGATTAAATTGCCGGCTTATATTGACTCTACTTCAGTTGATTATGTTTGTGATGAGCCTGATCGTATTCAAGTTGGCCTTGCTGATGGTCTTGGCTTGACCGCAGAGGAAAAAGGAGAGGTGTGGAATATCACACTAGGTACGGCAGTACCGGATTGGCGCACTGTTTCTTTAACGGCTTTGGGAAGCTTTGAAGAATATACAAGTACAACTGTTTCAAACAGTTATTCTGGTTATGCGGCAGCATTGGGATAGGATAAGTAATGGGAATCAAAACTGGTTCAGGCGGCTTTAAAATTGTATTGTCCGCCAACCCTGCGAAAAATGGCGAGTTCACAATCGGCGGTCGAAAAGTCGAGGGTGTGAGTGGTGTAGGTTCGACAATGATCGTACCTAAAACGGTGTTACAGGTTGCCGGTCAAGAAAGACGGATAGTCGAAGGAAATATTTTGGGTACAAAATATAAGTACCTAGAATTGCTTGAGGCCAAAACAATAAACCGTTATGGAAAAATAGTCAGTTGGTATGCAGATTACCTGACTAGTGATCCAGCTTCAGTAAAAAAACGTCGTGGCAGCTTGAACGGCGGCTTGTTATTTAATGTTTTGAGCGACTTTGATCAGGGAAGCATCTGTGTTTTTGATACCTGGTCATTTCATGACGGCGAGACAGAGATTGTCGAGCGAGGCGGTACGCTTTATAAGAATTGGAATGCAGTAGGAGGTTCGGGCGATGCAGTCGGTACGTTGACTGCTGACGGTAAAGTCATTATCAATGACCGTAGTATTGCCTTCCTGAATCTTAAAATCACAGGCGGTATCGTACGTCAGCCACAGATCAAGGGTTATGGCTATGCAGGCCGCACACCTGCCGCACCGGTCAAGCCTGAAAGCTTTACCGTTTACGCGGGGAATGGCGAAATTGTCGGCAGAAGCAACGCCGCCGGGGAAATTACCGGCGGTATTACGGGAAAAATCGACTACGAGACAGGTTTCTACGAAATTAAGCGCGATGAGGGTTTCTACCCCGAAGATTTACGCTACAACGCCGTGACACAAGACAACCTGCCTTTGGATTCGTCGATTATCGGCATTGATGCCGTGCGCCTGCCTGCCGACGGACGTGTCCCCGTGTTTAGGAAAGGCGATATGATCGTGATTTCAAACCGGCTCAAGCAGGATTTGGGCAGCGCGTTTACCGCCGCTCAAAAAATAACGCTCAACCGTCAAAATATCGACCGCCTCTGCTTGGTCGACAGTAAGGGCAAACACGTCCTCGCCGAGAAATACACGGCAGACCTCAAGGCGGGCAGCATTACCTTTGCCGAGCCGTTGGACTTGTCGCAATATACCCTGCCGCTGACTGCCGTTTGTGCATGGGAAGAGGAAAACCGTGTGACCGGCGTCGATATTTCAGGCCGTCTGAAACTCCAGTTTGCGATTGGGCGCAATTATCCGAAGGAGCATACATTTGTGTCTTCCGCCCTGATCGGCGGCGATTTGCTGGTGCGCGCTACCGAGCCGTTTTCGCAACAGGCATGGGACAATGTGTGGAGTGACGCGCAACGCGGGGAACCTATTTTGGCGCGTACCAATGTCAAAGACTACCCGATTAAGTTGGCCAGCAACGGCGCGATTACCGAGCGCTGGCTGATTAAATTCATTACTGCAACCCAATTTGAGCTTTACGGCGAGCGGCTGGGCTTGGTCGCTCAAAGCGATACCTTGACCGATCTTGCGCCGACCAATCCGGCAACCGGCAAGCCTTATTTCACGCTAAAGGCGGCCGCATTCGGCGGCGGCTGGTCGGTACAGAACTGTATCCGCTTCAATACTTACGGCACGCCGTTGCCCGTTTGGATTTTGCGCAGTGTCCAGCCTTCGCCGGACAAGCAAAACGGCCGCGATGGTTTTACCGCGTGTTTGCGCGGCAATACGGTGGCCGAATAAAAGATAAGGCCGTCTGAATAGCACTTTCAGAGGGCCTTTAAGTAAAATGGTTAATTAATTTGCATTTATACCTTTTATCTGTAAAACTAACCTTTTAATCTTTATTCAAATAGTGAAAGGAAGCGAGAAAATGGGGAAAGGCATGAAAATCCTGATGGTGGTTGTGGCAATATTAATGGCAGCCGCTGTTAGTCGGGCTTATATGAATAATCAGAAAAAAGAGATGATTAAGAAAGAGTATGAAGCAAAGATTGCAGCAGAAAATGAAGCGAAGCGGCAAGAGGAGGTGAAAAAAGAGATGCTGCGATTGAAATCAGAAAAGGAAGAGGCCGAATTATTGGAGCGTGCAAAAGAGGCTGTTAGAAATATGATGAAAGACCCTGATTCTGTGAAATTTAAAGATTTGATTGCAGGTCAAGTCAGCAAGGATAAGAAAAAGCATGTGTGCGGCATGGTCAATAGCAAAAATTCAATGGGCGGTTATGTCGGTTACAAAGGATTTGTTTATATTGATGGCGAGAAATATGCGGTTCTTCAGGAGGACAGTATTGGCAATGAGGTTTTTGAGATGGCCTGTAATAAAAAATAAGCGAATCATCGCTCTGAGTGCAACTATGCCAAGCCCCGATTTTCGGGGCTTTTGTTTTAATGGGGTTTTAAATTATTGAAGTAAAAAGAAAGGCCGTCTGAAATGTTTGATACGCAACGTGTGCCGGTAAAGGTTTACCGCTGGGATGACGAGGGTGCGCCGCAGGTTGAATCGGTGGCAGGCAGCATTAAAACGATTTTAAAAGCCTGCCTGGTTACCGGTTATGGCGAGGGCAATAAGCGCAAGGACGGGCTGGGCTGGGAAATGGCGTTTGAAAAGACGCAAGAAGCCTGTTTCCGCAGTATGCACCCGAAGGCGACAAAGTGGTGGCTGGGGGTGGATGACTCAAAATATGGAAACCGTGCAAGATACGTTGATTTATGCGGTCTTTTGGAGCCGAAATCGGCAAAGGCGGGGAAAGTCAAACAAAAGGTTAACAACAGCAGTGGATTTCACAATTTCATCTACAAAAAAGACGACAGTAACCGGGATAAGATCCAATGGGTTGTGGTCGGAAATGAGCGCGCATTTACTTTAATTATTTTATGGCAGGATTATTGCTCGTTTTTTATTTTTGGCAATTTCTCCAGTCTCGCCGTGGCTGACGCCGCGAATACCCTGCTTGGATATGCGTCAGATGTAGATGAAAATTTTGTTTTTGGCAGTGGCAATGAAGTTGTTATTTTTGTGGTGCCGATGCGTGATTATAAGGGAGATGCTCCTTATCCTATGAGTCTTATAAGTAAAGTAGATGGTAATTATGGTAGCTATCCTAATCCTATTACAGGTGGTTTCATAGCAGATGATATTTATCTAAAAGAATTAATTGGTAGTGATGAATATGCCATTCGCGGATTACTACCTGGCTTTATGAAAATTGGCGAAACGATGCCCGCAGGAGACGTTATTTCGATGGGAACGGTTTACGACAATTTAGACGATAGCGAAGACAGATTTATGTATATCAATACAATTGGCGGGGGCTCTTTTTTGGTAAACCTCACGGCCTGGGAGCTGTAAGTCATGCCGAATTATGTTTTCCGCAGCCGTCTTGCCGTTAAACGTGGCAAGCTGCGCGGCAAAAACGTCAATCGCATTGGGCGAAGCCGTGCTGTCAAATCGCTGCACTGGAAATACGGCGGCCACGGCTATATCGCCGGCGAAGGTACGGGCATTGTTACGGTGGGCGGTCAGCCGGCTTCGCGCCGTATTTATCTGTTTGTCCGGCCTAATATGTACTGCATCGCCGATACTTGGAGCGCGGAAGACGGCAGCTACCGCTTTGACCGGCTCAAGGAAGACGAGGAGTATTTGATGGTGGCGACGGATTATAAAAAGCAATACGAGCCTGTTTCTTATGATTTTATTAAGCCTTATGTCGAGCGTGACGGCGGCGGTTGAGGCCGTCTGAAATGTCCGAAGACAAAATTTATGCTGATTCGTCGCGTATCCCTTTGCCTTTCGGTTTGGCGATTGGCTCCCGTCCGTCGTCCAGGCTCTTGCCGTTGGCGTTCAGACGGCCTTTACGCCATATTGAGGATGGCGGCGAGATTATTCCCGATACGCCGCCCAAGCCTAATCCGTACCGCCCTCCAGATGGTTATGCGACTGTTTCAGGGGCGTGGGGCTTTGTGCAGCAGGCGGTGTCAACGCAGGCAGTGTGCGCGGCCGGTCGTTATGATTTGGGTGACATGGCTGTCCAAGTGTCGGGGATAACGGCGGAGGCTATCGGGGAGGCGGTTTGTTTTCAGACGGCCTTTTCGGATATGCCTGAATTGGAGAGCTGCCTGCATGAAACGGTCGGCTTGTCTGACTGGGTTGCCGGGTGTATGCAGGCGGTACAGGCCGGAATGGATGGTCTGGATGGCTGTTTGCATGATGCTTTCCCCGATGATTTGTTCTTAAGTGGCTGTAATGCGGATCAATCGTCGGCGGGTCTTGGCGAGGCTTTGGCAGCATGTTCGGAGAGTGTGTTTTCCGATGACGCGCCGGTTGGTGATTGTTTGGTGTCGGATGTGCGCGAGGCGGCGGTATTGGCACGATGTGCGCATCCGCAAAGCCTTCCTGCTTTGGCTGTGCCTTGCGAGTATTATGAGATTCCGGTTGAGCCGGAGCCTGTGCCTGAAACTTATGTTTGCGGTATCCGCCCGCCTTCAAACCGACTGAACCTGCGGTTTTACCGCAAAAAGATTGCACACGATGCGCGCCATATTCCGCTGCCGTTTGCTTGTTTTGATACGGTAAGCACTCCTGTTTTAGACGGATATATCATGCAAAATATTATTAAGGCTACGGTTGACGGCCAGCCGATTGGGCTGTTTTCTGCGTCCTTTACGACGGACACTGCCGGTTATTGTTGGCAAGGCAGTTTGACGGTTTCGCCCGATGATTTCGCCAAGATTAATCCTGATGCCCGACCGAAAGGCCGGGAAGCCGAAATCGAGGTGCAAATCAATGCGGATACTTTTGTCATCATCGCGGAAGATTACAGCGACAACCGCCGCTTCGGGCAAAAGAGCTATACGGTAACCGGCCGCAGTGTTACCGCCCGTTTGGGCGCGGACTATGCGCCTAAAGGCCGTGGTACATACCGCAATCCGATTTATGCGCAACAAATCGCAACGGAGGTTTTACGCCCGACAGGCGTGGATTTGGACGGCTGGACGATGGTTGATTGGTTGATTCCGGGAGATGTGTATTCGTTGACCGATAAAACGCCGATTGCTGTTTTGCAAGAGCTGGCTCAAGCCGCAGGGGGATTTGTGGAGAGCGACCGCGCCCGACCTGTTGTCCGCTTTAAGCCTAAATGGAAAAAGGCTTCTTGGGAGGTTTCCGATGCGCCTGCCGATGTCAGTGTCCCTGTCAGCGTGATTTTCAGCATCAGCGGCCAGCGCAATGTATCGGAGCGTGCCAATGGGGTTTATGTTTGGCCGAGCCATAACAAGGGCAAAGGCGCGGATGTGTACCGCAACGGCAGCAACCGCGAGCCGCGTGCCTCCGCGCTGACCAATACGCTTTATACCGACCAGCCGGTCTTGCTTGCCGCCGGTATCGCCGCTTTAAGCGAGACTGGCGTTCATAAACGCGAAACGGTGTCTTTGCCGGTATCGGATAAATACGCCGTTCCTATGGCGAATTTAGGCGAGATTTGGCAAATCAATGAGCCTACGGGGAGCTGGCAAGGCGTGGTGGTTGGTGTGTCGGTCGAAGTCAAAATCGAAAACGACGCCCCTGTCGTTACTCAAAATGTAACGATAGACCGCTATTTTGACGAATGATTAAAGCTGGTTTAAAGATGCTTTAAAGGCCGTCTGAAAGCCATGTTCAGACGGCCTTTTATATTTTTGTTGAGGATAACAAAATGACTAATCTGTATCAAAACCTGACGGCACTGCTCAAGCGCGAACAGCGCGGCATTGCCAAAATAACGGGCGATTTGGGCGGCGGCTCATGGGCGGCGCAAACGCAAAGCGGCGGCAATCTTGTTTTAAGCGGGCAAGCCGCTTTAAATCAGCGCGTGTTTTATGATGTCTTGAGCAACCGTATCCTTGGTCAGGCTCCCAATACGACTGTTTTAGAGCTGGGCGTATAAGGATAAGTGCAGTACAGCCAGGCGTTGCTTTCGTATAACGTCATAAAATAATTATGCGCCGAACGTATCATCGCAAAAGCGAAAGAGTTACGCTATTTGTAGGCAAATATAAATAAAAGGCCGTCTGAATAAGGCGGCCTTGGGGAGGATTTTAAATATAAGTGGGACGGCGACGTAACAGTGCGGCAACACTGTTACGCCAGCCAAGCAGAGTATGCCTGCATTGACTTCTAAGGCCGCCTTAGTCTCTAGAGACCGAGGCATTCTATCTGATACAGGAGTGGATGCAAATGCA